TAAGATGATTTTCAACATATTGTATTGCTCTTTCTAAAGTAGGTACATCATCATCCATACCTCCTAAAGCTCTATTGCATTTATGACACAACCAACCTCTAAATGTATCTGTATCATGACAATGATATAGTACCCAAGATCCGTTTTTAGTATTACCTCTACCCTTAACGTGTTCAGCATCCCCATTGCAAATAGGACAAGTATATCCTTCTGGAGGCATACCATATTCTTGTCGTAATTTATTTCTTACTTTAGTCAATTCATTGTTACAAGGTTTACACTCAGGTCTTAGATAGTTAGCACCTGAACTAAAGGTAAAGGATGATAAAGGTAGATATGTATTGCACTTTATACACACCTTACCTTCACCTGCCCCTAAGTCTTCATTCTCAGAACAAGTCTCTTCAAATAGACTATACTGCATTTCTATTAATCCTTTTGAGATTAATAAAATATCCTTTGTTGTATCCACGTTCCCACTCTTTATATCGAGAAGTTCCGTAAACATAAGGGTTAATGAAGTTCTCTTGGAACCCAACTATACCCTCCTTATGTATTTTCTTTAGAGGATAAAAATCTCCACTAAAGAATCTTTTTCTTTTAAACGCCACAAACACCTCCTGAGTTAGTGATTTCGCAAATGTCATGTGTCTCAACGTGTTCATCAAACTCTGTTCCTAGTTTATCAACAGCTTCTGAATATGATACTACCGATAGTGGTTGCCCACCTCTGCACCCATCAGGGTATGCTGTAAATCCTCTTAACCTATGAGCATAGGAAGCTAGAGTATTAGAAAAGTCTTTTACTGTATCTTCATTATTATTCTTAGATCCCCAAGAAGGTAGATTAATTGTAGAACTAATGGACATATCAACATAGTCTTGTACATCAGCTTGGAATTTAATCCTTCTCTCATAATCTTCTGCTAGGTCTAGTGCAGATTCAATACTGTCAGGATCTACACCATAAAGATCTATTAACTCTTGTGCTGCTGAGTCTACAACGTATTGATATTTCCAACGAGTACCACCAGTTAGATATCTACGTTTATATGCTACAGCGAATATAGGTTCTATGCCAGAAGAAGTACCACTAAGAATACTAATAGACCCAGTTGGAGCAATAGCACGGTTTGCCACTGGCCTAGATACGGATAATTCATCTGCAAATTCTCTAGAAACTTTATCGCTGATTCCTTTATACACAGATAACCATCTGTGAAGATTTGTGGTAACTTCATATTTCTCTCCCTGTTTAATTAACCACTCATGCATACCCATCAGGCCAAGCCCTAACCTTCTGTTTTTCTCTCTTACTTGATAAACTTTCTGGTAAGGTAACTCAGCCCTCAAAGTGCCACATATTAAAAATTTAGTAGCTAGTTCTACTACATGGGCCAATTCCCATATCGACTCAATACGCCCAAGGTTGATACTGCCCAAATTGCACACATCACTGTCATCAGAGCTACATACTTCAGTACAGGCGTTTCGTAAAGTTTCATTCTCGTTCTCCATAAAGTTAAAGCTAAATCCTGGTTCAGCAGAACGAAGTGCCTGTTTAACATTACTCAAGAACACTTCACCAACATCACCAGTGTTCCAGTAATTTACAAGCCAATCTGTATCATAGTTTACACTTATATTAGTCATATCAAGAGGGGCGCGAAAGTTAAAGTCTTGCTCTTTGATTTGTTTAAATGTAAAACCTGTAGTACCTACTGGCATTGTATCCCAATCCTTTGCTGTTAAAAAGCTAGGGATATCATTGTGCTTCCAATTTAAGGAAGCGTACATGGCAGATCTACGAGATCCACCTTGCATTACATTGGCTCCAATAGAATTAATCATCTGCATCTTAGGAATAGGACCAGATGCTAATCCACCAGAACCTCCAAGAGAACGTCCTGATTCTCTGTAAGTAGAATAGTCGATACCTATACCACCACCAGTCATCAGACATGATTCAGCTTTCCAACTAAGGTTAGCCCAATCTTCTCTTGTATCTTCTTCTGCTGACAATAGAAAGCAGTTATTGTAAAATCTCTTATCTCTTCCTGCATAGTATAAGTATCGACCTCCAGGAACAAACTTGAGATCTGTTATATACTCTTGTAGTTGTTTGCGTTCTTCTTTACGCATCAGAGCTTCTTCACCTGAACGTAAGTTACCACATACATCTTCTACAAGAACTCTAGACAACTGCTCCCAAGTATCACAACCTGTATGCGAATACTTTAAGTTGAAGATGTCTTCTGAGAATTTAGAACGAAACATTGGGTTCATGTTAGATTTAAAGTTAGTCATTTATTATCTCTACCTCTTCAATAGTAATTTCAAAATCCTCAAAGTAGTCTTCAAGAACAGTTTTAAAGTCTTTTGGCAAGGTCTGAAGAAGACCGTCAACCCCATCTACAGGTACATAATGACTATCTTCTTCTACCCTTACCTTTGCTGTTAAAGTTAAGCTAAACATTACAACCTAAACGAACGATGTAAAACAGTAGCCCTACTAAAACCACTATCTATTCTAGCCTGAGATAGTTTCTTAGCTGCTTCAACCATACTTTTTTCCGCTTCTTTATAAACTATTTGAGCAGCTTCATATGCGTCTTGAGCATCGTATACATCTTTATACTTTAATTGATTTAATTCCTGTTGTTTAACTTTAATTTCTTCTTCAAGATCTTTAACTAGACTAGCTTCCATAGTTTACTCCTTTCTCAATTAAATCCGACAAGTCGGGTTGTTTATGGTCAGCAGGTTTAACTAACTTACCATCCTCTCTAAAATGACCTTTTTGTACTTTGGTCATATTGTTATGGTGTACTCTTAAAAATGCTTCTGGTAAAAACTTTAACTCTTTATACCGTGAAGCAAAACCAAATACAACATATAATAAGTCACACATTTCTTTCATAAGTTTTTCTGGATTAACTTTATCAGCATCAATTTCATCAACAAGTTCTTGAAACTCTTCTTCAATTAATCCTTGACACAAATCAAGTCGATCAAAGTTTTCCCTACTTACTTCTGTTAAAGTATTACCTCTATTCTGGAGAGGAACTTTATCATAAATTGCTGCATTTGTCAAGCGTTTTGTTACCTCATCTTGAAATTCTTCTAGGCAACCTAAGTAATCTGCCTGTAGTTCTAAAGGAATCATACCTCCTGTAGTAAGTTTATCCTCTACACCCTCATGAAGTATATAACCATTTAAACCTTCTGTAAGTGATGTCATATTATTTCTCCCTCTTTTTATGTTTTCTTCCTCTTGCTTGATCTAAAAGATCTTGTACATCTGGGGTACTCTTGTAACGACCTACAGCAACTTCTGATATTAATCTATCTAGATACCATTTAGCTTTTTGCAAGTCCTCTTCAGGCTTACCTTTGTAATTAAAACGCCAAAGGTATTTCATTATATTTCCTTTTAAGTAATCCTTAAAGTTATCTCCTGTAGTTGCTTTAATTGCATCAATACACTCTACCCCATGTTGATTGTAGTGTGGAGGGTGATTAACCATATCTTTCATATTATCTCCTAATGTTTTGTTGGTGGTAGTTTAGTATTTAAATAAATAACATTTCCCTTTACTTCTATTTCACTGGGTTCTACAGCTTCTTCTACTGCATGACCTATTATGTCTTGAACCATTTCCATTACAGCAGAACCAATGTCCTTTATCATTTCATGCTCTGTACTGTTTTTAACGCTTGGTGATGCAAAGTCACCACAAGTTATTTGTATTTCTACACCATCATGAGTAACTAATATCATAAGACTGCAATCAGGTATATTAGCTATATGATTTATTTTTTGTTTATCTGACATGACATCTCCAAAAAGTCTTTAGCGTAAACAAGTGCTAGTGGTTCTTTGCGATTAGCTTTGATGATCACTAACGGTTTAGTATTCTTTGTAACATGACTTTCAGCTTGAGACATAATATCATATACAGCAAACTTTGCTCTAGATTTACACTCGACAGCCCAAGGCCACTTCTTTCTAGCAAGAGGGGATAAACTAATATCAGGGCCATTCACACCCATCGGAGTAGATTTGATATCATCATCTTCTACGCCTTTTAATTTAGATAGTAGTATATCTCTTACCCATTGTTGTAATAACCTCCCCTTGTTTTTAGCTGATGCGGTTTTCATATCTATTAGCCATTTGTGTATAGTACTCATAGTTACCTGCTTTAGATACAGGGTTTTTAACATACCTTAAACCCTTCCAGCATGAAAACTTATAGTCACAAAACGTACATGGCATTTGTAGTTTACGATTACCAGTAGATTTCTTATAATAAGTTTCCAAAGTATCATCATAAAGCCTCTCAAAATGAGCCTCTTCAGTAGTCTTAGAGATCTGTAATGCTTTTTGTTCAATTAAATCAATGTAGTAGTCTTGATCTTCAGGATCAGCCTCAATTACTTTCATCTGACCTGTACCCTTATTAACTATGATCCAACCTCCTGCTTTTACACCTTCTGCTTTAGCATAACCAAACAACTGACAACAGTAACCAAAGTCATCCTGTCTTTTTAGTTGTTCGTAGGAAGCAAATCGTTTGTCATAAGACCATGAACTTGCACTCTTAATATCCCAGACACTCTTATCCTCTAGTTGTATAACTAAATCCAATTCACCGTACATATCACCTGACTTAGTTGGAAGTTTGACCTTCTTGTTCATATCAGTAATCTTTATACCTGCTGATAACAATAAAGCAACAGCTAGAACTTCAGTCATATCACCATAAGCCATCATGATCTTAAAATGATCTGGCTTTGGTGCTTGTTTCCAACCAAGTTTGGATGCTTGTAGCTGACACATAGGTTTACCGATCTGAGACATAGAGGGTAAACCATTACTACTACCTAGCTTCTTGTAGTTAAACCTAGATAACTTCTCGTTGAACATCTGACTAGCTTCATAGATGATACTACGAGGGATCTCTGGATCTCCTGCAAGAAACAGATCTAGTTTTGATTGAAGATCAGTCATTGTTAGGAGTTACATCAATAAAATCAGAACCAAGACTAGAACTACCTACGTTTTCTCTCATTCGTTCTGTTACAGAATCATTCTCCTTTTTGATGACTTGTTGAAATACTGCTAGAGTATCCTTGTCATCCTGATCAATGTCAATCTTAGCATCTAGCAAGGGCTTATACTTTAGAACAAACCACTGATTAGATCCTCGCTTCTCAACACCATAAGAAAGTTCTAGATTGTAGTTGAAGTGTTGCCTATTCTGTTTAGCAAGTTCCCCTACAACTTTACCAATCTCATAGAAGTTAGATGGGCCAAGACGCATACGAAATGGTATGGGATCAAACTCAACTGGGTCAGAACCTGCCTTGACTGCATCAGTCATGGTCATCATACCAAACAAATGTCTATACAATTTAACCTTACTGGCTCTTGCATAGGCAACTGGATCTTCTGCCTTTAACTTCTCACGTTGCTTGGAAGGTATCCAACCACACTTGTTACCACCTTGCCAATCCAACGCCTTGTCACCAAACCTGACAAAGTGCTGAGACATATTAGTATACTCTTCCTCATCACTATCGAATACAGAAGTCTGCATAGTAGTAGCAAACACTCGTACCGATACGTTCTTACCGAACACTGTACTGTGATCAGGATGCTCCAACTTAATTGATGGAACAGGTACACTAGCCATATCATCTCCAAAGAATGCATCCCTGTTTATAGATGCTCTTGGAATTACTGGTCCTGTATCTTCTGGAACAACAAACAAATCTGTTGATTCCGTAAAGTCTAATTCAACTAACGACATACTATTCTCCTTTCAAAGTAGACTGATTGTATAACACATACTTTCGTAATTGTCAAGCACAATCTTGCTGTTCCATCCAGTTTTTTCCTATAGACATTTCAACTTCTAAAGGAATAAATTTATCTAAACCGAATCGTTTCTCAGCTTCATCTTGTGCCTTGACTAAACATATACTGGCAACCTGTTTGACTTCTTCAATCTCATCAGGATGACAATCTACTACAACAGAATCGTG